GCACGTCAAAATTCCAGGCAAAAAACGACAGGACGTGGCTGGCGATAAACAGAATAAACAGGCCGATAAGCAGGCGCCGGCGCTCCACTCAATCTCGATCCGCAGGCGGAGCCGGAGATTTATGGCGCCATCCGCCGCAATGCGCTGCTGGAAAACGTGGTGGTGCGCGCTGACGGCAGCGTGGATTATGCCGACGGCAGCAAAACCGAAAACACCCGCGTCTCCTATCCGCTGTCGCATATCGACAATATCGTCAAGCCGGTGTCCCGCGCGGGCCATCCGTCGAAGGTGATTTTCCTTGCCGCCGATGCGTTTGGCGTCCTGCCGCCGGTCTCCCGTCTGACCACCGAGCAGATGCAGTACCATTTCCTGTCGGGTTTCACCTCGAAGCTGGCGGGTACCGAGCGCGGCATTACCCAGCCGACGCCGACCTTCTCCGCCTGCTATGGCGCGGCGTTCCTGCTGCTTCACCCGACCCAGTACGCCAGCGTCCTGGCGGCGAAGATGGCGGAATCCGGTGCCGAAGCCTGGCTGGTCAACACCGGCTGGAACGGCGAGGGTAAACGCCTGTCGCTGCGCGATACCCGCAGCATCATTAGCGCGATCCTCAACGGCATTACCGGCCCGCTGCGCGAGGAGACCATCCCGGTGTTCGGTCTTGCGATCCCGCAGAGCATTCCAGGGGTAGACAGCGCGGTGCTGGATCCGCGTAATGGCTGGAGTTCAGCGGATAAATGGCAGGAGAAGGCCGAGAGCCTGGCTCAGCTGTTTATGGATAACTTCAAGCAGTACAGCGATACCGAAGCGGGCGCGCGTCTGGCGCTGGCCGGTCCGCAGCTGCAGAAGAGCGCGGTCGAAGCCTGATCCGCGGCCAGCAGGTCGACGCCTGGCGCCGACCTGCTGGCGAGCCGCTTTACTCCGCAAAGGCCCGCAGCGCATCTCCCGTGAGGCGATAACGCACCCACTCATCCTGCGGCTGCGCGCCAATGCTCAGATAGAAATCAATCGCCGGCTGGTTCCAGTCGAGCACGCTCCACTCCAGACGCCCGCACTGACGTTGTACAGCATATTGCGCGATGGTTTTCAGCAGCGCTTTTCCGGCGCCGATCCCGCGATAGTCGGGGGTGACGTACAGATCCTCCATATAGATACCATTGCGTCCAAGCCAGGTGGAGTAGCTGGTGAAGAACACCGCGTAGCCCACCGCTTTGCCCGCCACCTCGCAGATCAGCGCTTCGGTTTTGCTGCCGCTGGCAAACAGCGTCTCTCTGATCTCCTCTGGCGTCGTCACTACCTCTTCGGGGGCTTTCTCGTAGACCGCGAGTTCATAAATCATGTCGTAGATAGCGGTGGCGTCGTCCGGGGTGGCCTGGCGGATTGTGATGCTCATGGGGTGTCCTGTATCCATAGTCAAAAGAGAGCAAAATTGCTGACCCTGAGGATAAGCGGTATTGTGAAAAGAATTAAGTGCAATGAAATCAGCAAACGATGAATATTATGCATCCTGTCCTGCGCCGGATTGACCTCAACCTGTTGCCGGTCTTTGACGCGGTCTATCGCTCCCGCTCGGTACGCCTGGCGGCGGAAGAGCTGGCTATGAGCACCTCGGCGCTGAGCCATGCGCTTTCCCGGCTGCGCAGCGCCCTCAACGATCCGCTGTTCTACCGCGAAGGCCACCGGATGTGCCCCAGCGTCTATGCCAGCCAGCTGGCGCCCTCTATCGCTTCGGCGCTGAAGTTTCTCAACCAGGAGCTGACGCCGCCGGCGGCGTTTGTGCCGGCCGCCAGCACCGACTGCATGCAGATTGCGATCACCGATTTCACCGCGTTCTGCGTCTTTCCGACGCTGATGCATCACCTGCAGCGTGAGGCGCCCGGGCTGCGGTTTGAGCTCCGTTATCTGCCCCACAGCCCGGCGCTGACCGAGCTGCTGGCGGGCGAGGTCGACCTGGCCCTCGGGTTCAATACCCCTGACGAGCCAGCCCATCCCGATCTTGAGGAGATTAACTGGCTGCGGGACGAATATGTGGTCATCAGCCAGGCCAACCGGACGGCGCTGACCCTGGACGCCTACCTTGCGGCCCGTCATCTGGTGGTGACCCCGTGGAATGAGCGGCAGGGGGTGCTGGACTGTGAGCTGGAGCGTCAGGGCTATTCGCGGCAGGTGGCGATGAAAACCCCCTCGATGCTGAGCGCGCCCTTTATTATTGAGCAGAGCGACCTGTTGATGGCGCTGCCCCGGCGGGCGGCGGAGACGATGGCCCGCGCCGCCCGGCTGACTATTTTCCCGCTGCCGTTTCCGGTTCCGCCGTTTGACGTCAAGATTTACGCCCACCAACGCAGCGGGAAACGCGAGGCTACCCGCTGGCTTATCTCCCTGTTGCAGACGCTGGTGGGGGAGTCCACCGCTTCCTGACGCGCTTTCCAGCCGGCAGGGTATTTTGTTACCCCAGGCCAGGTCTTATGCCTTCAACCCACGGCGACATATCCTGGCCCCGGTCACAAAACGGAAAACTGACTTTTTCGCCGTCACCCGCGGCGTGGTTAGGACGGTGTGTGTTAAATGATTGTATGTAAAAGTAATGTTAATTAGTTAAATGTTATTCATGCGTAAAATGCATTAGTGGATGCGTTTATTACGCTTATTTCGTTCCCGGTTCTGTTTCAGTCTTCAGCGACAGGCGCGCGACAACGCGTGGATAACAAACTGGAGACCTGCATGCATTCAACAACCTCACAGATGAGTACCCGTGACCGGATCGGCGCCATTCTGCGCGTCACGTCCGGTAACTTTCTCGAACAGTTCGACTTTTTTCTGTTCGGGTTTTATGCCACCTACATCGCCCATACCTTTTTTCCGGCGAGCAGTGAATTCGCCTCGCTGATGATGACCTTCGCGGTCTTTGGCGCCGGCTTTTTGATGCGCCCCATCGGCGCTATCGTACTTGGCGCTTATATCGACAAGGTGGGGCGGCGCAAGGGGCTGATCGTCACCCTGTCGATCATGGCCACCGGCACCTTCCTGATCGTGCTGATCCCCTCTTATCAGACCATTGGCCTGTGGGCGCCGCTGCTGGTGCTGATCGGCCGTCTGCTGCAGGGCTTTTCCGCCGGCGCCGAGCTGGGCGGGGTGTCGGTCTATCTGGCCGAGATCGCCACCTCGGGCCGCAAAGGCTTTTACACCAGCTGGCAGTCGGGCAGTCAGCAGGTTGCCATCATGGTGGCAGCCGCGATGGGCTTTGCCCTCAACGCGGTACTGGAGCCGAGCGCTATCAGCGACTGGGGCTGGCGTATTCCGTTCCTTTTCGGCTGCCTGATTGTTCCGTTCATTTTTATCCTGCGCCGTAAGCTGGAGGAGACCCAGGAGTTTACTGCCCGCCGCCATCATCTGGCGATGCGCCAGGTATTCGCCACCCTGCTGGCGAACTGGCAGGTGGTTATCGCCGGGATGATGATGGTGGCGATGACCACCACCGCGTTCTACCTGATCACCGTCTATGCCCCGACCTTTGGTAAAAAGGTGCTGATGCTCAGCGCCTCTGACAGCCTGCTGGTCACGCTGCTGGTGGCGATTTCCAACTTCTTCTGGCTGCCGGTGGGCGGGGCGCTGTCCGACCGCTTTGGCCGCCGATCGGTGCTGATCGCCATGACCCTGCTGGCGCTGGCTACCGCCTGGCCTGCGCTGACCATGCTGGCGAACGCCCCGAGCTTTTTGATGATGCTGAGCGTGCTGCTGTGGCTGTCGTTTATCTACGGCATGTACAACGGGGCGATGATCCCGGCGCTGACCGAAATTATGCCCGCCGAAGTGCGCGTGGCAGGTTTCTCGCTGGCCTACAGCCTGGCGACCGCGGTGTTTGGCGGCTTCACGCCGGTGATTTCCACGGCGCTGATTGAGTATACCGGTGATAAAGCGTCTCCCGGCTACTGGATGAGCTTTGCCGCCATCTGCGGTCTGCTGGCCACTTGCTACCTCTATCGCCGTAGCGCCGTTGCGCTGCAGACGGCACGTTAATCAGGGAGAAGATGATGCGTAAAACGACAGGAACCCTGCTAGCCACGCTGCTGCTGGCCGCCACCGGCGGCAGCGCGTTGTCCGCTGAGGTCACCGTGATGATCTCCGGCGGCTTCAAAGCGGCGCTGGAAAAGCTGGCCCCGGCGTGGGAAAAACAAACCGGCAACCACCTCGTGGTGATCCCTGGCCCGTCGATGGGAAAAACGCCGCAGGCGATCCCTAACCGTCTGGCGCGCGGCGAACACGCGGACGTGGTTATCATGGTCGGGGACGCGCTGACCAGCCTCGAGAAAGCGGGCCGTACGCAACCGGATTCGCGCCGGGAGCTGGCCGACTCGCCGATCGGCGTGGTGGTGAAGGCGGGGGCGCCGCTGCCGGCTATCCACAGCGCAGACCAGCTGCGGGCGACGCTGCTGGCGGCGCCATCGGTCGCGTACTCCGACAGCGCCAGCGGACGCTATGTCAGCTCGACGCTGTTCCACACCCTGGGCATTGATGACGCCATGCAGAGTAAAGCGCAGATGGTGGAGCGCATTCCGGTGGCCTCGGAAGTGGCCAAGGGACGGTATGCGATCGGTTTTCAGCAGGTGAGCGAACTGCTGCCGGTGCCCGGCGTAACCTTCGTCGGCGAACTGCCGGATAACCTGCAGTACATCACCCGCTTTGCCGGGGCGGTGACCATCAGCGCCGACCACCCGCAGGAAGGCAAGGCGCTGCTGACGTATCTGGCGTCACCGGCGGCGCAGGAGACCATCCACGCCACCGGTATGCGAAGCGTAGCCGCCGCCGCGCCGGTCAGCCAGAAGGATACTGTTCAATAATCAGCTTCTCCAGCTCTGCCGCCACGTAGGACTGAATACGGCCGCTGAGGCGGATCAGGCCTACCGTACGCGTGACCACCGGGTCGGTGAGCGGCACAGCGCGGAGAACGGAATGCTCCCCGGCGGGCATCGACATCGCGGGCACGGCGGCAATGCCGATGCCCGCTTCCACCATCCCCAGCATCGTGGTGATATGACGAGAGTGATTAATTACCTTGTTGATATATAAGCTTATTGTTCTCAAATAACTATGCATTGGGGCATGGGTGGGGCAAAGTCCGATAATTTCTGGTTCAACAAAGCAATCTGATCGCTGTTACTGTCGGCCATCCAGGCGCCGTAGACATTGAAAACCATTTGGGCGCTTGTGTGCCCCATCTGGCTCGCAATGAAGCTGGGGTTGGCCCCGGCTGACAGTGACCAGCAGGCATAAGTGTGTCTGGACTGATATGCTTTGCGATGCCTTAAACCAGCTCGTTTCAGCGCCGCCTCCCATGAGTCACCAATTGAATCAACCTTGTAATGATAACCAACGTTACTGCTTTTTCTGACCAGCTGAGGATTGAACACAAATGTACAGTCATGAATAGCCGTTCGGCCATACTCCCGTAGTTGTACCTCAATCTGATACTGCTTTCCCAGTCTGGTCATTTCCGCCTGGTTCCTCAAAGCGTCAATGGCTGGTTTGATCAGATGCACGACCCTGTCGGTGCCGGCTTCGGTTTTTGGTGGAGTGAAATCACCGAGTTTCGTATAATTTCGGCGTATGGTCATCGTTCCAGCTTTCAGATCTATGTCTTCCCATGCAAGGGAGACCAGCTCACCGTGGCGTAATCCTGTGTAAACCGCAACGGACCACAGGTTTTTCGTTTGCTGATGCGGGCAGGCATCTATGAAACGAATAAATTCGTCACGAGTGAGTGGATCAGGTTCTATCCTGGCCCTTTTAAGCGGCCTGATTCCGTTAAATGGGTTTTCCCGGATATAACCATTATCAGCGGCAAACTGAAACATGCCCGCCATGGTGGTCATGTAATAGTTTGCCGTCGCCACACTCAAACCGTTCTTCACCGATCCCGCCGACAACATATCTTTCCTGACATACAACAGATCTTCCCTGTTCACGGATGAAGCAAGCTTGTTTCCACCAATCCTCAGCAGCATATTCCTTACAACCGATTCATATCGGTCCAGAGCATTAGCGCAGATCTCCAGCCGTTTCAGCTCCAGCCATTTTTCAGACAGAAATTTCACGGTGATATCTTTCTTGCAGATGCCGAAAGTTTTCAGGTTTGGCGAATTGGGGAATTGCGCCGCATAGTCAAAGGTCCCCATGCGGATAGCGAAACAAACTGACGTTCGCAGTTCCCCGGCCACCTTCCTGTTTTTAGCGGTGTCAGGGACACCGAGATTTTCCCTGACACGCTTACCTTTAAAAATGAACCATATGCGGAGTGATTTTCCGTGGTTCTCAACGCCCGTTGGGTATGATTCTTTACTCATTTATCCCTCCCGACGTCCAGGAGCGTTGCAAGTTTACCTGTTTCATACCGCCCGATCACCCAATGGTTGCTTTTGCGCCTGAATCCATGCGTCTACCGCTTTGCGGTTGTACATGCATTCGCTGGTTGGCTTTGGCTCTCCTTCAGGGGAAACGTGCTTATACTCCCGGCCAAGCATCCAGGATGATTTACGGGCCCGTGTAATAGTGCCGCGCTTCATCCCGGTGACCGCCATCAGCAAGTCCTCTGAAACCCATTCGTTTGGCTCGATCTGGATAATTGTCTGCATTTATCACCTCCGATGCTTACCGCGCAATTCCTCTTCTTCTTGGTAATCAGCGCAGCGCTGGCAGCCAGCCACCAGTTCCCGGCGCCGCTCGGGTATCTCTTCCCCGCAGTCGCGGCAGTGAGTAGCCGAAACTGCGTTATGGTTGATGCGACATTTCGCAATGGCGGCTTCCCGCTGGAGTTCCGCCAGCTCGTTGGCCTGATCGATGATTTCTGCGCTCATGCTGCATCCCCTTCGCGTTTTTCCGCTTCAACCGCCATCTGCTCAAGCTTTCGTGAAAGCTCGGCAGACAGTGACTGGAACTCTTCCTCTGTCGCAACCGGGATCGGCACAAAACGGATGCCGATATGCGCGAGGCCATGTGCCGCCTCAAGGCATTTCCTTAAATCAACGGTAGAGGCTCTGTTCATGCTGCATCACCCCCATCATTAGCGAACGCGCCATGAGCATGGCCTCTATAGAGGGCTAAATAATTTTTAGCCTCTTCAATGGAGTCAAAAAAACCGACATCTTTTCTTTTCCCATCCGTCTGACATCTGGCTCGCCACTTTTGGCTTTTCTTATCCCAGCCAATCCCTTTAACGCCAGACTTGCTGTTTTTTCCCACAGAGCGATTCATCATGTTCTGCGAGCGGGTTGCTTCTCTTAGATTTGAAATTCGGTTGTCAGATCTAACGGTATTGATGTGGTCAATAAAATTAGACGGGAAATGGCCATAAACATAAAGCCATGCAAGGCGGTGGGCAGAATGCCGCTTACTGTCGACTTTTATGTAAACGTATCCGTTGTAATCCACAAAACCAGCCAGCTCTCCGTGATGCATCCTTTTCGCTGCAGGATTTAACCAGTAGAAATTTCCAGTCTCTGGCTCGTATCGAAGTAAATCCTTAAGCCTTTCCTGTGTTAATTTCATGATTCCACTCCATACCTTTTGTTCATGCGCCCAATAACACTGACAAATTTCACCAGGCTGACACCCATCGGCCGGACCTTCTCGTAGTGCTTGCGAAGGATGGGGGGGCATACAGCGTTCCACTTCGGTCTAGGCTTTACGCTCATCGCTTTGGTTATCTCTTCTGCGCAGCGACGAGCCTGGGCGCGGAGAGCGTTTTCTTTTTCTTCAGGCGTCATGCAGCCTCCAGATTCCCGATCCGCTTTAACTCAGCCAGCGATACAGTCGTGATGATGTGTCGCGGGGTGATGTACGGGCGCCAGATAAATAAGACAGATATGCATTCACTTTGCATTCTTATTTTTCCTTCTCTCTGCATGCCTCAATTTCATTCTTTCAGAGGTGGCTCGTTTGTTTTTTATTGAAATGTAATTTAGCCCAAGCTTATATGCATGCTTGTTGTTATCGGAAGCGGAGCACCATTCAAGATTGCAAACTGAATTATCCTTTTTATCTCCATTTTTATGGTTGACAACATAATCGGCATTCGTGCAAGGTATAAAAGTCATAGCAACAAGCCTATGAATTAAATAACGTTTCTTAACACCATCCTTGCAAAGACCTACCCCTAAGTATCCTCTTGGGTGTTTTAATGGCTTCATATTTTTCCCAGGATACAATCTCCCCATATAATCCTTGTGAGGTAAGGACCTGATTTCTCCTAGTGTGGAAATTTCATAAATCCCCTCATATCCCTTTATCTGCGACCACCTTCCTCTTTCATTTTTTGGAGTTTTCGATCCGCCATAATCAGTCATTGCGCACCTCTTTTCGTGTCTGCCTTTCTCATGCGGCTTAAAGTCTTGGATACCGACGCAATGCTACGGCCCATCTTCATGGCAATGCTTTTATGCGACTCGCCGGCAGCGCGCAGTTCAGCGGCGATCTGCTTCTCTTCTGGCTTCCATGGCTTGTAGACAAACGCTGTGCTGATGGAATAGCTCTGTGCCAGGCGGTAGAAGTTTGCCTGACTAATCCCCAGCGCATCCGCTGCGCGACAGGCAGGCATGGTTCCGGCTACGGCGCGGAATTGTTCTGGTGTAATGCTCTGCTTATTCATTGGGCCTCCCGTGGTAACCGGTAAATTGCGTCATCTACTTAATAATCAGAGACGGCTTACCGAGCTTTATTTGCGCACCTGGCACATCTAACCCGGCCTCGATCTGATGCTTAATGGCCAACTTGTCAGGCTTGATAGTCGTCTCGTATTCGACGAATTGAGGAGGCAAAATGCTGGCGTCCGTAATCTCTACTGATTTAGATGGCGCCCTGACCGTAACCTGATGAATTCCAGCTTTAAGTGATTTTTTTCCTGCCGTTTCAAGTGATTTAGCGACATAATCCTTCATGCTTGCCACTTTGCTTTCAGCTGCTTTAGCGCGTTCGGCAAGGCACTTACTCTCTTCCTTTAACGCTTCCGCATAAGCAGATTCGTTTTTGCAGATAGCAAGAATCTGTTCCACTTTTGCTTCCAGCTCCCACTCAATCCCATCCAGAGTGTCGGCTATCATTTCAGGCTCCATACCGGAGTCAGTCAGCTTGGCGAAATCGTTGGCGATCTGATAAAGAGCTGTCATTGGGTAACCTCTTCGAATTTGGCTTTACACTTGGCGTAAACAGCCTGAACCTCTTGCTGCAGCCGCATTCCAGCAGTCATCTTGTATGCCGCCTGAAAATGGGTTTTGAGAGCATGCATGTTTGCTGCCTGCTTCATGTCTTCACATAGCGAGCGGACTGAGTTGATAAGCTCTTGCTCAGCATTTTCTTTCGACTGGATAACTTCACTTTCAGGCGTGTATTGCATAACCGGCTCGGTAAAAATGCCTTCGCTCTCGTTGAGCATGTCCACTGCATTATCGAGCCGGTCAGCGCGCGGCCAGTATTTATAGGCGCGCTTCACGATTGTCTTTCTGGCCATCTCAGACCAGAAATTGACCCATGGGCCTTTTGGTGATGTGCCGGCTTTGCTTACCTTTCTGATTTCTTCAATCTCGGCGAGGCTCATCTCTTCAGTCAGGTAGTCGCCGTCTGATGTTTTAACAGTGCAGTAGCCACCGATAACGGCTCCGCGCTCTTCAGGAGTGGCAAAAGGGTTGTATTTGTGGGCCGGAGCTTTATCGAGGCCAACGGTTTCGTAAGCGTCACATGCATGAACCAGTTTGCACTGACCCCACTTAATGACCCCTGCTGATTGGGCTATATGCAAAAGGCCCATATAGCTGATATCGAGGCATACCATTCCGTCACGCGGGACGAGATAAGCCAGTTTGCTTGCAGGATTTAAGCTGATACCGACCGCAGCTACGTTAATGATTGCGTTCTGAGCGCTGACCGGGTTGCTGATTGCCATTTTTGCCAACGTGTCATTGCGCTGGAATAACTGAATCGCAAACTGGCATTCTTTTGCCCACGTCAGGCTCTGGTCAGTAAGAGCGCCGTTAAACAGCGACTCTTGCTGCTTAACGAATTGAATAAGATCGAAGCTCATGACCCCTCCTTAAAACGGGCAGCCGGTGCGGTGATCCCAGTCGTATTCCGCCTGGGCGTAAGCTATTGCCGAAATGAAATCGTTATATGCCTCTCCGGCGGAATCGCTGCGGAGGCCTTCGTATGGGCTTTTGTCCATCGACACAGAGAAGCGGAACAGGCCTGACGGCTCTTTCGGCAGGGCGTCGATAATTTCCTGCGCCCGATCGTCAATCCACTTTTGCTTCTCTTCGGTCAGCGTTTGCTCGGCCCACTTACGCTCTTCGATCACGTCATATGCGCGGTATGCGTTCATAAGCACCTCAGTAACTGATACCGGTATGAGGAATGCGGCCGTCTTTAACCGCGGTGAGCACCTCGATAGCCTGTTCCCGGGTAAGGCTGGTATTGGCCACTAGAGCCTTAACAACCTCAACACCCACAGCCTTGCGGTGCTTAACGTCGGCTTCGCGTCGCGCCTGCTCATCTGCTTTGCGCTTCTCCTCAGCCAGGCGAGCCTGTTCGCGCTGCTCTGCCTCTCGGCGGATGCGGTCGGCTTCTTCCTGAGCCATGCGGCGCTCCGCCTCCACGGCGGCCTGTTTTTCACGCTCAGCACGCTCAGCTGCTTCTCGCTGTTCGCGCTCGGCCCGCTGCTGAGCTTCAATGCGCTCACGTTCTGCTCGCTCTTTTGCCAAAATCGCCTCGCGCTCTCTGGCAGCCGCGGCGTCAATTTCACGCTGTGCCTTTTCTGCTGCCTCACGTTTGGCTTTTTCTTCCGCCTGGCGAGCAATCTCTTCTTCGCGGGCAATGCGCCGGCGTTCGGCTTCTGCTTTCTTCTCGGCCTGCTCACGGTCGAAAGCGTCATTCATCAGCAAGGCCATTTCGTGGTCGGTTTCAATCTGCTTTTTGAGCGCTTCCAGTGCCGCTTTTTGCTCGGCTTCAATGCACTGGCGCTCTTCTTCGGCAGCCTTTTCCGCTGCAATTCGAGCCTGCTCTGCCTCCCATTCAGTCAGCGGGCGGCGCACTTCATCTTTCAGCGCATCGAGACGTTCGCGAACAACGCGGCGGCTTTCGTCGATTTGCTTTGGCAGCGCCTTCAGCTCAGCGACCAGGTCTTTACCTGCGTTGTCGATGTAGGTTTTAGAGCGCGCGACCTTGTGAGCCATGGATGCGATAGCATCGCGGCCTTTTTTCGTGGTCACGTCCGGCACCAGGCTGCGAGCCTCTTTTTCGATCGCTTCGATAAGCGGGTCGAGCTGGTCGTTATTGGTGAAAACCGCCATCGCGTTCTTTTTCTCGATGACGACTAAATCCATTATTTCGCTCATGGTTTCCCCTGAAATTTGGTTGTGAAACTCCCGGCACCTTAGTGGCTGCCTGATAGCTCAGTTAAATTCTTCGTTTCGATTACCGGCTGAGACCTTGTCCCAACCCGTTCAGATAAACTTCAACCAGCAAGTCGGTTGTGTAAGTCCGCTCAATCCCACGATGCAGGTAGAGGCGGCCGCGTTTATTTGCTGATGCTGTCCAGGTGCTTTCCCGATGCTTAACGAGCATCCCTGGCAGAACGGCGCCGCGGTTAACGGTCTGTGTCCCGTAATGATGACTAACCATTGAACACCCCCGTAGCGTGCAGAATTTTGATAACCACCGCTGACCAGATAACGCCGCAAATCAGCAGGCAGTAAATCAGTGAACGAATGCCTTGTTTGCTCATTTGCCACCCCAGCACGGATAGCTAACTGCGATAACAGCAACCAAAAACGGAACGACCTTTAACCAAAAATTACGCCATGCTCGTTTGTCTTGTTCGCGGATCATCTCTTCACCTTTGCCTTATCGCGGCTAACGGAGCGTTGTTACCTATTACCGGCGCCAACGATGTTGTTTGGATGAGTTAATTTAAAACCATAGTTGTTTTGCAGTCAACAACAATAGTTGTTTAAATGACTATTATGGTTTTATCTGGTTGTTTTTATTGGTTATTTATTTTTGTAAAGCGTGCTGGTAAGCTCAAAAAAACATCAGATAGGGGGTGTTGGCATGCCGAACGAGGATGAGTTTTTCGCAGAGATGCACCCGCAGATAGCGCAGGTTATCGGGATAGCGGTTATGCAACTGTTGGTTGAGAAGCGCGAGCCATCAAGAGAGGCGCTGATAGAGATGATTCAGGTGTTGTGGCAGGGAGACCAGGTAGATCTGCCTGTGGAGCTGGCTCTGGACGTGCTGATGCTGAGGGAAGAGTAGGGCAATAAAAAACCGGCGCGGTGGCCGGGTTATTTAATTAAATATTTAGAAAAAACAGCTAGTAACACGGTTATCACTATAGCTGTAATGATTTTCCATGTTTGAGCATTCAACTCCTTATGTAGCTCTGTTTTTACTGACTGAATATCTTCCTTGGAAGCTAGCTTGTCTTTGATGATTGCAACATCGGTTACAAGGGTTGCGACTTTGTTTTCAAGTTCTTTCACTCTCTGAAGCATATCGTCTCCTCCGCCCCCTCCATCATCATTATTATGTGGTTGAGGGATTCGTTCTTCATCTTCAGGCCTCAGCTTGTACATCCTTGCTGTCACTATTGATCCCTCAACGTTGTTTTAACGATTACTATAGAGCAAGTCTTTTCATCAACCAAATGCTGCCTGCTTTGTTCATCTATTTCAAATAACTCCAAAGTTATGTCATATGTACCTGGGGTTGTAGGCTTAACTCCTTTTAGATGCAACTGAGTTCCAACAAGGAGACTGTTCTCATCAGGTTTTGTGAACATAAAATTTTGCGAATGATTTTCGTCATTGTTTGCGTTCGAGTCTAAAACTGAATCACCGTTATGCTTAACGTCAAGGGTAGTTACATACTCTTTTGATGAATCTAGGAAAACAGCCATAGTTATATAAAAAGACAAGGGAGAATCAAAGCTACCTACTGTTATAAGTGGCGTTGGAGCCATATAGGCTGTTATGGCAAGCCCCGCCTGGACTAGCGTGGGATAGAGGATAAGAATTTTTTCTTCAATCATGAACTGCACTCCTTGCTGTATCAACCGTGTTTTCGGTAAGTCTGCGGCATGCTGCCGATCACCTTGCCGAACACGAATACCCGGTTCATCTCGTCTTTCTCGATAGGGTCCCAGGCTGCATAGCTCTTGTTGTCTGAGATAACCAGCAGCTTGTCCTTCATCTTCTGCAGGCGCTTCACGTGAGCAGTGTCGTCGTACAGGAACGCATATATCCCGTCGCCGTCAAAGCTCTTAACGCTGATGTCGACGAACAGCAGATCACCCGGCTCAATCGTGCCGGACATGCTGTCACCCCGGACGTTGATAATCCTGATGTTCTCAGCCTTGCGTCCATCAAACATGTGGCGGGCTTCAGCTGGCTCATACTCAACAGAACGGAGAATCTCGACGAACTCCTGGTTCACGATGCCCGGTCCCGCACTGACTGCCAAATCCAAAATGTCGACCCTGAATACATCCTGGTTTGTGCGTGATGGATTTTTATCACTTTCACGATCAGCGCTCATGGCGCCAGTTCCTGAGGAAAGCCACTCAGGTCTAACCCTTAAAGCGTTAGCTATATCGAGCAATTTTGTGGTCTGAGCAGCCCTTCCAGTTTCAATCTTCTGGATCGCAGCCTGGCTGACCCCGACAGCCTCGCCCAGAGCCTTCTGGGTCATGTCTGCCGCCTTTCTGGCTTCTCTTAATCGTTCTGCAAGTGTCGTTTTCATCTTCTCAATTTACAACCGTGGTTTTATATCGGCAAACGAAAATGGTTGTTGACTAAATACAACTAAGGTTTTATTCTTTGTTTGTATTTACTACGGAGGTTGTCATGAACCCAACCATTAAAACCGCAATTAATATTGTCGGCTCTCAGAAAAAGCTTGGTGAAGCCTGCGATGTTTCACAGCAGGCGGTTTACAAGTGGCTACACAACAAGGCAAAGGTTTCGCCTGAACATGTAAACAGCATCGTAAATGCAACTAATGGGGAGGTTCAGGCGCATCAAATTAGACCAGACCTTCCAAAGCT